AAAACCTTCAAAGGTGATAGTAAGAAGCAAAGAATTAAGAGAGCACTTGGTGCTTATTATGCAGCACAAAGAGAAGAAACAGAAAACATTTATAATTATGTAATTGAAACTTTAGTTGATGCTGACTTCGCAGAAAGTTATGAAGCAGCAGAAGTAATGTTTGAACATATTAGTGATGAGTTTACTGCAGCAATTCTTGAGGAATATATTGAAGAAAAGGCAAGAGGAACCAGAAAGAAAACAACAGTTCACGCATATGACGTTGATGAAACCTTATTTGGGCACGGCAAAAAGGGCAAACCAAATGTTCAGGTTCACGTTAAAGACGCATCAGGAAAAAGAGTTAAGAGTCTAAGCAACCAAGAGTTCAATACTCATAAGTTGGAGAAGGGTCATTCTTATGACTTTAGTGAGTTCCAGAGTGCTAAGAAGTTCAAAGAAACTTCAAGTCCAAATAAAAAAGTAATCAAGGATATTAAGAGAAAGCAGGCAAGAGGACAAAATGTTCATCTTATTACTGCTCGTTCTAAGTTTGATAAACCAAGTGAATTCCAAGGTCATCTCAAGAAGCACGGTGTTGATGTAGATAAGTCAAAGATTCACTATACTGGTGGGATGAAAGGTGGTGATATTGGTAAGAAGAAAGTGGATGTTGCGAATGCAGTAGCAAAGCAAAGTGGGGCTAAGAGCATTCATATGTATGATGATGCTGCAAAAGTTCATAAGGCATTTGAAAAAGAAAAGAAAGAAGCACCAACATCAAAGAAAATCAAAACACATATGGTTGCACCAGATAAAAAAGGTGAATCAAGAGTTCGTTCTTATCAAGCAACTAAGAACGAAGAAATGACTTCTTATGAGTACTGGAAACAATTTATTAAATAATAAATAAGTATATAAAAGTACTTTTTATTACTAAAAAATGAATAAGCAGGACTTGGATGCTTTAGCAAACTTGTATGAGGAAGTTTATTATCCTCAAGATGTAGAGCAACTTGATGAACTTAATGCAACTCTTCAACAAGTAAGAGATAGACGTGCGAGAGAAGAAACACAAAGAAATATTAATGCAACAAATCAAAGAGCACAGTTGGGAGTAGTAAAAACAAATAAAGGATATATTGCAAAACCTGGAGAAACTTCATATGACCCAGAAAAGGGTGCTGAAGCAATAAGACTTGCGAATAGATTGAATAGAGAAACTGGTTTGGGTAAACCTCAGGCACCAAGACCAGCAGGTTCTCCTCCACAAAGACCAGCAGCAGGTTCAACACCTGCAATAAGACCAGCAGCAGGTTCAGGTTCAACACCTCCATCAAGACCAGCAGCATCTTCAACGGTGCTTGCAAAACAAAAAGGAGTTGAAGGGAAATTAGATAAAGCAACTGGTAAGTTTACTGCTGGTGCTTTTAGTGGTGCAGAGAAGTCCCGTTATGCAAGTGTTGCCGCACAAAATGCAGCAAGGAATTCTACATCATCGGCACCAAAACCCCCAACACCAGCAATTGGAAAGTTAGGAAATACTTCATTTGAAAGAAGAACACCAACTTCTGCTGAATTAAGAGCAGCACAAGATGCAAGGTCAAAAGGAGCATCACCAGAAAAGGCACTTCAAGCAGCACAAAAAACTAATCTTCCAACTCAAGGACCAACACCTGCAATCCCTGATTTGAAAAGTGTAAATGCAGATTTAGCAAAAGCAAACTCTCCTGCTGTTATAAATAGACCAGCACCAGCAGGTACTGCACTTGCAGCACAACAATCACAACAAAAAAAACCCCCAACTCCAGGAACAGGAGCAATAAAACCAATGACGCAAAAATCATCTTACGAATGGCCTTCTGCTAAAACAATTAAAGATATTGCAGATGCTTATTCATCAATTTACGAAGCAAAGAAAAAAGTAGACCAAGATAAAGATGGTGATAATGACTTTGCTGATGTAAGAATTGCAAGAATGGTTGCTTCTGGTGTTCCCAAAGAAGTAGCAATCGCAAAGGTAAGAAATAAATCATATAATGAAGAAGTTGAGATTGACGAAGCAACTGCAATGGCTAAGAAAGGTTATGATGAAACTGCAATCCGTAGTAAGATTGCAAAATCAACAGGTGGGGGAAAGTCTGCTGATAGAGCAACTGCACTTGAAAACAGACCAACTTATGGAGATAGTGCAAAGCAAAAAGCAAGACAAAATCTTGCTAGAGCACAAAGAGGTGATTTCCGTAAGACAACTTCTTCAAGTCCTGGTCTTCACGGATATGCTCACAAGTCTGATGACCCTGCCGTAAAAGCAAAGCAGGCAGCAAGAGGAGCACAAAGAGGTGCTCTGACTCCTAAAGAGAAAAAAGAACTCAATAGAGAGGCATATGAAGCATATGAATTTGTGGCATCATATCTTCTTGAAAATAATTTTGCATCAAGAATTGAAGACGCAAATGTAATTATCAATAATATGAGTGAGGGTTGGTTTGAAAGTATTATGGAAGAAAAGAAACCTCTTCCAGTGAAGAGAATGGCTAAACAAGCTAGAAGAATAGCATTTTCACAAGGAGTAGAAGATGCAAGTGATGAAGGTTCTTCTGGATATGTCTCACACTCTAATCCAGATAGAGCTCTAAAAAGGATGGGCAAAGTTGGTGGACCAAAAGTTCAACATCACATTAAAAAAGGTTATGAAATGGGAACTGAACACGATCCATATTACGGAAGAGGAAAGAAGTAATGTCAGAAGTAGGTAGATATAAACCAAAATACGAAGATTGATATAATATTACAATTCATTAAGGCACCTTGACAGGTGCTTTTTTTATGACTATAATCACTCTGTTAGGGTTGAAGATAAGTTATACCTATAAATAACTTGAATATTATTAGGAACCCGAATGAGTTATGAAAACCCTTGGATATATCAAGGAAAAGTTTTTGAATCAGAAGATATCCAAGATTATTTTGGGTTTGTTTATTTAATTGAATGTTCTCAAACTAACAGAAAATATTTGGGTAGAAAATACTTTTGGTCTTTTAGAACTCCCAAAGGAAAGAAAAGAAAAGTAAAACAAGAATCAGATTGGAAAAATTATTATGGTTCTTGTCCTGAGTTAAAAGAAGATATTAAAAAGATAGGAAAGGATAAGTTTCAAAGAACTATTTTATCACTTCATAAAACTGTTGGTAAAACCAACTATGAAGAAACAAGGCAATTGTTCTTAAACAATGTCTTAACTGAGTCTCTTGACAATGGGTTTCCTGCGTATTATAATTCAAATATACTTTCAAGATACTTTAGGAAGGATTACTTCAATGAAGATTCATGCCAAGAAAATGTGTAATGATGTGATTGATAATCATATTAACCGTATGCATTTTTTGTGTGATGAAAAAAGAATTAGAGATGCTGAAAGTGTCTATAGTGAAATTCGTGATTGGGTAATTCAAAAAGAAAATCTTGAAGTGTTATCTTTAGAATATATCAGTGATTATTTTGTAGATTTTGAGTAAAATCTAAATAATCTGATATAATGAAAAAATCCTTAAGGATTCCTATTATGAGTAGGTTTTTATAAAATGAGTTTTTGACTGTGAAAATTAGAGCCGTGGAAGGTGCCTCCCGAGAGGGTTGGTGTACCCCCCTTCTATACGGATGTAGAGTTCAATTAATTTAAATGCAAAACATCTTTACTGTAGCCCTGCCTCTTCTGGCATCGGTTACAACCAGTACGGCATCACTGCCATTCGTCAACTACAAGATGAAAAGTCCTCCTCCCCCGTTGGAAGAGACAATTAAATTGAATCTTGTAGATGAAAAGAAGACAGCAATCCGAGAGGTTGCTCCCGAAAAACCAAAAGAGAAAAGGCTAATTTGTAAAGGGTGTTCAGAACATGAACAACTTGCTGTGGATTATTTCCAAGAGCAAGGAATTAAAGACAGAAACGCCCTTGCTACTATCCTGGGCAATATTAAGCAAGAATCTATGTTCGTGCCTAATATTTGTGAAGGTGGTAGTAGGACTCAGTACCATCACTGCGGTCGTGGTTATGGTTTGATCCAATGGACATCTGCCGATCGTTATTATGGATTGGGTGATTTTGCTAAGAGATTTGGTGGAAATCCATCATCTTTTCAAACGCAACTTGGTTATCTAACGACTGAGGTTCAATGGAAACGAATTGCTGACAGGATGAAAACTCCTGGAAAATCTATCAATCGTTACATGGACTATGCGTATAGTTGGATTGGTTGGGGCATTCATGGTGCTCGCACATCTTATGCTCATGAATATGCTAACCGACTGATCACGGTAGAAGTTTGACACAATAGAATAATATGGGGGGAGTCAATGTAAATCTCCCCCTCTTAAACAAATTTTAATTGACATAATACCAAAGTTGATTTATGATGTTGGTCATCTTAAGATTTGCTTAAGACGCATAAATAACGAAGATTTGCTTTGTTGTAAATCTTCACAATGTCGTTTAGTACACAAAAAACATTTTTATGAAAATCAAACAACTGATGTTTGCACCTGTTGCTCTTGGTATGGTTGCTCCTGCTGTTGCGAATGCCGCAGATCTTAATATGGCAGCAGTCAATCAATATTCCAGTTCAGAACAAGTCTCAAGTATCACTCAATTGTCTGATGTAAAGCCTACTGATTGGGCATATCAGGCACTCAGCAATCTTGTCGAACGTTACGGTTGCGTTGCTGGTTATGAAAACGGAACTTACCTTGGTGGTAAGGCAATGACCCGGTTTGAGGCAGCAGCACTTCTGAATGCTTGTCTGGATCGTGTAACTGAAGTTACCGATGAACTCAGTCGTCTTTCGAAAGAGTTTGCTGATGAACTACTTGTCATTCGTGGTCGTGTTGCCAAACTAGAAACACAGGTTGGGCAACTTCAGGCAACTCAGTTTTCTACTACTACCAAACTCAAAGGTGAAGCAACCTTTGTTCTTGGTGGTGTAGAAGGTGCTCGTCTTGCTAATGGAACCAATGTTGGAAATACTGCATTCAACTATGATGTTCGTCTAAACTTTGATACTTCCTTCACTGGTAAGGATTTGCTGAAGACTCGTCTGCGTTCTGGCAACTTCTCTTCACAACCTTTTGGTTCTTCTTCTTCTCTGTTCAAACTGGACAAGGCAGAAAGTCTTGCAAATGCAGTGCAACTTGACCGTCTTTACTACAGTTTCCCCGCACTTGCTAAAGGTGTGACTCTGACTGCCGGTGCTCTGGTTCGTAACACTGAGATGGCATGGACTCCTAGTGCTTACAAGTCTGATATTCTGGACTTCTTTGCTGTTGCTGGTGCTCCTGGTGTCTATAACAAGGCAACTGGTTCTGGTTTTGGTATTCAGTATGCTCAACCTGGTAAGAAGGGTGGTATTGTTGCTGGTCTGAACTATGTTGCTCAGAATGGTAATGATAGTTCCAAGGGTCAATTTGATGAGACTGGTGCTCTGAACACTCTTGCTCAGATTGGTTATCGTGCTCCTCAGTATGGTATTGCATTTGGTTATCGTTATGGAACCGAAGGCACTCGTGTTCGTACCTTCAATGCTATTAACGGTAGTTCTGGTGCTCTTGCTTCTGGTCAATCTTCCAACAGCTATGCTATCAA